CCCACCGATCGACCAGCCCGCCACAAACGAACGCCCCGACTACCTCCCTGTGGAGAACCTAGACGACTACGTCTCGCCTGCTGAGGGATCGTAATGAGTCAGTACTTCGACCGCCTGTACGAGGTCACATCAATCCACAACGGATTCCAGCGTGACTACCAGGAGCCCATCGGCACCAGCGTGCAGTGGTACCGCTACCTGGAGGGCACATCGGAGCACCACCCCGTATACGACGAGCCCTTCCCAGGTGGCACCACTGACTGGGCTTCCCCCATCACGGTCCCCGTCCTCGTGGCATTCCAGTACGAGGGTGGGAGCACCCCTGGGGATAGTGGCTTCTACACCACAGACCGTTTAAACGTTACGCTCTCTTCCCGCACGGCTAGGGACTTCGGACTGGGCAACCTCCAGGAAGACCGCACACACCTCAAGGATCGAATCGTCTACCAGAACGTGGTGTTCTCCCCGGAGCAGATCCGAGTCGCCGGTCAGATCGGTGACTACGAGGTCATCGTCGGTCTGGATTGCGCAGAGGTAGACCCCGACGAACTCGTTAACGCCCCCGACTTCGCAAAGTACGCACGCTAATGGCATTCATCCTGGCAGAAGACGCAGCCCTCAAGGAACAACTTGAGGGCATCATGGTGACCGATTCTGCTTCTGCCCAGAACAAGCGCCCGGTGGATGTCAAGTTCTCCTACCCCGCCAAGGAGCCGTCGGCAAGGGAGTTCCCCTTCATCGTGGTTCAGTTGGCGAGCATCCGGAAGTCCGACTTTCGTGAGATGCGGGGGATCATCCCCTTCCACGCGGACAACTACATCCCCGATGAAGAGGACTGGGCTGACTATCAGCCAGGAGGTGCGAACGAGGGAGAGATCGTCTGGGCTGAGTTTCCTATTCCTCACGACCTGTACTACATCGTCTCTACCTACTCGCGGTATGATTTACATGATCGGGAGATCCAACGCGAACTAATTCGTCGTCGGATCCCGTATCGTGGTGGTTGGGTACCCGTTGATGAAACGGTGCGAATGCTCCAACTCATCAGCATGCAGACCGCAGACTTCCTCGACAACGAGAAGCGCACCTTCCGCAAGACCTACACGGTACGACTAGAGAGCGAAGTAGCCCCGGAGATCGCGTACCGCAAGACAGCGGACATTGAAACCATCAACTTGACCACAAAGTGGGGCGTAGACATCAACAATCTACGTAACTCCGAAACCATTTCCTTCTAGGAGAGAAAGATAAATGACGACTGCACTGGCCCGTCCGGGTACGTACATCACCGAAACCTTGCTGCCTGGTCGCGTAACCACGGGACCGCAGTCTCCTCCTGTGGCCTTCGTCCAGGAAGCGTTCCGGGGACCCACCACTTTCACTCGCATCACCTCGTGGACTGAGTACACCAAGTACTTCGGTGCCTTCGAAGGTAGCGACAGTTTCCTCCCGTACTCCGTGTTCTCGTTCTTCCAGAATGGTGGCCGTGAGGCGTACATTGCACGTGTCGTTGGTGCCAACGGCGCGGTGGCTGCTGCTCCGGTGCTCCAGGACCGCAACACCGCTGTCACCACCAACGCACCTGCGGGTGCGGCACAGGACATCCTCCTGGTCGAGGCACTGAACATCGGTGTATGGGGGAACGACTTAACCTTATCGGTGGCTGATGGCACCGACGAGGGGTTGTTCACCCTGTTGATCAAGTTCCAGGGAACCGGGGACGCGGCGACCGTGGAGCGTTGGATTGACCTGTCAACCGACCCCTCACACCCCCGCTTTGTGGAGTCCGTTGTCAATGGGAACAGTACTTACATCAAGGCGACTGTAGACGTCAACAACGACACCGCTGAGCCGAACAACATTCCCGCTGTTCAGTCAGACACTCCCTTTGTCGGTGGACTGGATGGGAACACCCCAACCGCAGCCGAGCAACTAGCCACTGTGGAGCAGTTAGACGCGATCGAGCAGCCGGTCATCCTCGTGGTGCCTGGTGAGTTCACTGCAAGCAACGTCAATGGGATCATTAGTTACGCACAGGGCCGCGATGACATCTTCTACATCGCGGATGTCCCCCCTGCCCAGAGCCCTTCGGCTGTCATCACCTACGCGGACAGCCTGACGCGCAACTCCCACGCAGCCATCTACTACCCATGGGTGAAGATGCCTGACCCGAACTCCACCGCGCGTGGTGCAACCAAGTTGGTACCACCCTCGGGCATGGTGGCCGGTCAGTACGTCACCACTGACCTGACTCGCGGAGTGTTCAAGACCCCTGCGGGTGTTGGGAACCTTCTGTCTGGTGTCGTGGATGTTGAGGTCAAGCCAACTGCGGACCAGTTGGGAAACCTGAACCTGGCTGGAGTCAACGCGATCCGCGTTCTGACCGGTCGCGGGATCGCTGTTTACGGTGGTCGTACGCTCCGCAAGACCAACGAGGTAGACCGCTACATCGGTCCGCGTCGAACCCTGATCTACCTGAAGCGTGCGTCCCGTGAACTACTGGAGTTCGCACACTTCGAGAACAACGATTCCCGTCTTCGTAGTCGGGTGACCACCGACCTGACCAAGTTCCTCAAGGACTTGTGGCAGGCAGGCGGTCTTGCTGGTGGGAGCGCGAATGAAGCGTTCTACGTCCTGTGCGATGAGAGCAACAACACCGACATCACAATCGAGCAGGGTATCCTGAATGTTGAAATCGGTGTCGCCCTACAGTACCCAGCAGAATTCGTTGTGGTGACTCTGACCCAGATCCGTGCAGGTGGAACCACCACCGGCGATAACATCTAAGGACTAGGTACTAATGCCACAGACGATTTATGATCACCGCTCGAAGGGCAACCTTTCGACTGATCCCGTCCGTAACTTCAAGTTCATCGTGGACATTGGTCATCCATCGTTCCAGGGAATGAACAACGCAGAGTTGCGCTTCGGGTTCATGGGCGTATCTGGACTGAACGTCAACATCGAAGAGATCCCCTACCGCGAGGGCGGGAACAACGTCACTCCTCGGAAGATGCCAGGCCAGGCCAACTACTCCAACCTGACCTTCACCCAGGGCGTCATCCTGGGTCGGTTCGCTGGATGGGACTGGTTCCAGGACATCTTCGACGTCGTACAGGGACGACCTCTGGGTGGTGGTTCCAACCGTGAGGCTGACTTCCGGGTGGACATGTACATCCACGTCCTGGCACATCCGTCGGGCCGTCGAGGAGCCAACCAGGCCAACTCCCTGCTGTCGTTCAAGGTCTTCAACGCTTGGCCGACCAGCATCGCCTTCAGCGACCTTGACGCTGGTGGTAACGCCGTAGTCGTCAACCAGATGGTTCTAGCCCACGAGGGCTGGGTGCCGCTGCTTGCCGCCGACTACAACGATGACCAGGTAAGCCGGATCGCGCAGATCGCGTAATCTTGCTCTAGTTACACGCACAACTCAATAGGAGACACAACGTGAGTAAGGACATCCCATTCAACATGGGAACAGCAGAAGGCGCGCAGGTCGTAGACCCTGACCAGATCGGTCTGGAGGACATCGACCCGTCCCAGGCAAACGCACTCGCTCAGAAGGCGATGAAGGCGGCAGAGGAACCAGATGAGCGGGCTGAACACCCGATCATTGACCTTCCTCCGGACGGGTCGGTGGACCTCCTTGTAGGCGTTCCCGTCAAGGGAGAGATGGCATTCACCGCTGTCGTTCGTGAACTGACCGGTGAGGACGAGGAGTTCCTGGCGCAGCCTGCGAACACCAAGACCGCACTGCGGTACATGAAGGCCATCCTTGAGCGCGCGCTCGTACGCCTGGGTGACCACAAGGTGAGTGCGTACACCATCCAGGACATCACGCTGGCTGACGCGGATGTCATCGTCCGTGCGGTACGCCAGGTGACCTTCGGCAACGAGATCCGTTTAAACGATCTGGTCTGTCCTGCCTGTGAGTACGAGATGGACGTCTCCTACGATCTCACCGAGGATGTTCCTGTAAAGAAGCCTCTGGGGGAAAAGGGACAGCAGGTCTACGAATTCACCACGGAGGACGGCAAGAAGGTCAAGTTCCGTCTGCCGACCCTGGGTGATCAGACCAAGGTGGTGGATGCTGATGTGTCCAACATCGCGGAGGCGAACACCCTCCTCCTGACCGAGATCATCGACAGCATCGATAACGTCCCCATCACCCGCGCTGCGGATGTCCGGAACATGTCCATGCGGCTCCGTCGTGAGATCGTTCGTGAGGTGGACCGTGTCAATCCCGGCCTGCGCTATCAGGACGTCGAGCACGAATGCTCTTCGTGTGGGATGAAGTTCCCACTGGTCCTGTCCACAGCGGACCTCTTTCGCCTCTAGTAATTACCGCTTCATCCAGATCGAGTACGAGGCCATCGCCCGCGTCTTCCAGGGCTGGTCACTATTGGAGATCAAGCAACTAACAAGTCGAGAGCGAAAGTACTGGGTAAAGGCGAGTCATCATCGCGCGTACAATGCCCAAAAAGCCTTTGATAACGCTCTGGACTAATTCATGGTCACATCTAATGAACCTAATCTCTCCCGACACGGGGAGATGGAACTCGTAGACAGCGCTCTCCAGCGGCCCGCCCAATTCGATGGCGGGTCGCGTGGTCTTTCCTACAGCTTCGAGTCGACGAGCAAGTCTATTGACGAAGTATTGGATAAGACTGAAAAGCTGACCAAGCACATCTCTGGTCAGGGTATGAGTGCTCTGGAGAAGTGGACCAAGAAGGTCAAGGAACTCGCTGAGTACACCAAGGATCTCGCTGAGCACCAGGCCAAGTACGCAGGGGTCGCGGGCTTCGGGGGATCAACAGGTGGTGGAGGGGGCAACGGGGGCTCCGGGTCCACCGCTGGTCTTCCTGTGCCCGGAGGCGGGAACAACAACGGTGGGCACGGGGGAACCACCGCCACTGTCATCGGGGTCCAGCGCACCAATGGTGGAGGACGTGGTGGAGGACCTGGTGGTCCCGATGGGCCTAACCTCTCAGGCCCTAGTTGGTCTGACCGTTTCCGCTCGTACCTGAGCACTCCTCAGGGACGTGCTGTCGCGGGGACAACAGCCGCTGTCCTGGGTACGGCTGCGGTGGCGGGAGTGGCGTACAACAACGCTCAGGACCATGTGATCGCGGGCGACCTGCTGTACAACCAGATCGGTTCGTACTCAGCGGGGGCGCGGGGGAACGGTGGGCTGACTCCGGGGTCGATGGTTCGTCAGGATCGTGACCGTGCACGTGACCTGTTCGCGGACAACCCACGGATGAACCGTGGATTCAGCGGCGAGGAAGAGTTCGTCAATTCCGTCCAGGGGCTCCGTAACGGCGGGATCGGTGCGTACACGGGGATCGGTGCCAACGGCGGGATCGGGGGCAACCTTGCGACGGCTACCCAGACCGCATCGAACATCGCCACGATCACCGGGATCTCGGGTGCCCAGGCATCCCAGGCTGCGCCAGGGCTCTACTCTGCAACCGCGTCCCACGCGCTGCGCGCGAACGGTATCTCCAACATGTCCAATGGGCAGTTGCGCAGTGACACTGACATCGCGCGGGACGTCGCACGAAAGATCGCGAACACCGCGCAGTTACGTGGACAGAACATCCGTAACCCTCGTGTACAGAACGGGATCATCAACGCCCTGATGACCGAGGGCACTCCCGCGTCTCGTGGTCTAGCCGAGGTTACCGGTGGCGTGGGGACTCCCCTCCACCAGGCCGTGGTGGAGCAGATCCGTGGGAACTTCCAGACCAACTTCAACTACAACCCCACCCGCCAGGGTGACCGTGACAGCACCGGTACCGGCACCTCACTCGTCAACTCCGTGCAGGGAGCGGGCGCAGAGCGTACCGCACGTCAGTCTGCCTTCTCCCAGGCGATGACCGACGATGTCGCACGTACCCAGGGCTTCCTGGAGGACGTCAACCGCTTCAACGAGGAGAGCGGACTAGCAGCGGGACTGGGTAACGTCACAGGTGTCCTGGGACCGCTGGGTGACGCCATCGGGCGTGTCACCGGACTGCTGAACACCTTCGGTATCGCACTCCTGGCATGGCAGGGAATGGGAAGAGGACGTGGTCCTGGTGGGGGGCCGACTCCTGCGCCCGTCCCCGGTCGTAACGGTCCGCGTGGCCCACGTGGTGGTCCTCGTGGTGGGGGCCTCGGTGGTCCTGCCATCGCCGTGGCAAGCGGTGTCCTTGCTGGTGGGAACATCGGTACCGCTGCGTACAACAACTCCGAGGGCTACCGGAACTTCATCGATGACAACTACGTCGGCCATGACGACCACTTCGGGCTCACCGAGCAGGTCGTCGGTCGTGCAGGTGCGTTGTTCACCGGCAACTTCCGTACGGCTTTCTCTGGTCTGTCAAGTGACGCATACCGGAATGCACTAACCAACTCCGGTGGTGGCATGATCGAATCGGTCACCACTGCGGGACGTAACATCGGTGACCCCCCACTGTCTGGTTCCACTCGGATGGACCCACGACTGCGTCAGGGAATCGGCGCGCTGATGCAGATGAACCCTCGTCTGCGTTTAAACAGCGGCGCGCGTTCTTCGGGTGAGCAGGCATCCCTGTTCAGCAAGGGTGTGACCAACGTACCGCCGGGTCACCAGGAGTCTCGTCACGAGCGTGGTCTTGCTGCTGACATCGGGCCGTCCACCGAACTTGGATGGCTCCAGGAGAACGCGCCCAAGGTGGGACTGGAGTTCCCCCACCGTGGAGAGCCGTGGCACGTCGAGGTCGCCGGTACCCGTAACGACTTCTCGCGCTACCGCTCAGAGCATGGCGGTGGAAGTGAAGGAAACCCTCCTCCGCTGGAGACGTCCGGGGGCAATCCGTTCAACCTTCCGAACTACCCTGTCCCTGCGTCCATGCAGCGGTCAGAGACTGGGTCGGTTCTGGCTGCCTATCTGCGCACCGCGTTCGGTGAGGGCGAGGCACGGATCACCAGTGCGTATCGTCCTGGGTCCACCACCGCATCAGGGAACGTCTCCAACCACCGCTCAGCGCGCGCTATCGACATCGCTGGTCCAACCCCCACCCGCGCCGGTTGGGGTGACTCAAGCCTGCGCCGGATCTTCCAGCACTTCTGGCGGATCAAGGGCCACCTGCGTGAACTGATCCTGTCGGGCGTTCCGGACAACCAGAAGTGGATCACGAGCGGTCAGGAGAATCCTCCGAACAAGTCGGGGACCGCATGGCGTGACCACTGGAACCACGTCCACGTCGCCACCCACAACCGCAACCTTCCCTTCGTCGGGGCGATGCTTCCTGAGGGGTCGGCTGACAGCAGCACAGTCCAACAGGGCAGTGGTGGTGGAGGGACGCGGAACGCTCCCTCATCGATGTACGGATCCGTCAGCGAGGCTGAGGCGACCGCGTCTCTGCTCTCCGGTGGACGCACCCGTGAAGGTGGTGTGGTCAACAACTCCACCACAGGTGCAGGGCGTCGTGCTGCCGTGGGGTCTGATGGTGGAATTGAGCAGTTCCTCTCTGGTCTGCGCCAGGTGGAATCGTCCAACAACTACACCGCCCGTAACCCGAACTCATCAGCCACGGGTGCCTACCAGTACCTCAAGAGAACGTGGAACAACTACGCGGGCTACCGTGAGGCTGCTGCTGCACCGCCTGAGATCCAGGACCGGCGCGCCCGTGAAGACCGTATGCGCGCATACCAGAAGTACGGCAACTGGCGTGCGGCTGCGGTGGACCACATCTACCCGGCCTACGCCGACGACCCCGCAGAGTGGGACATCACCCTGCCAGGTGCCAACGCTGGACACACCGGGAACACCTACGCCAGCAAGGTGTTGGACGCTGCTGGGATGGTCGGTGACCCGCCTCTTCCCGAGATGCCTACCGGGATCTCCTCACCAAGCGGCGGCAATGTCTCGGTGATGGCGGGGGATCCCATCCTCAGCGTCGGTGGTGGAATGACCATGGGATCCGGAGTCGGACACGAAGGTTCACGTGGCGGTGGAGGGCACGGAGGAAAGTGCATCCACATCTCGAACCTGGCGATCCACGCGCAACTACCGAACGGCGAAGAGATCGTACGTATGATTGAGGCAGTCGATGCTCACGCAGAGCGTCGTCACGCCGTCAACGAACTAGCGAGCATGTAAATGATTCCTGAAGGAACTGGGTCTACCCCGTCGTCTTCACCAAGTCCGGAGGACTCTGGTGCGGGCAGCAACGACCCCAATGAGAGCCCTTTCGGTACTGACATCGCGCAGGACTGCATCGGTAAGGGGACCGTTGATGAATCACACGTTGCCTTCAACACCAACGGGCGGGGAAACAGCGATACCGGGTACGGACCCACTTCCCTGATCACCGGAGCAGGGCGCGGGTCTGGAGGTTTCAGTGGGATCTCTCGTGGTCACATCGTCAACCGTTGTCCATTCAACACTCGTCTCTACACCAACACAGGTGTGGATGATGACGTGCGCTTCAAGTTCAACTTCCTGTACAACCCCAGCGCGCTGAACATGTCCATCAACGTGGACACATCCCTTCAGCCGATCGAGAACCTGGATGAGTTCCAGGCCACCAACTACTTTGGCTCCTCGCAGTCCAACCGCTCATTCTCCTTCGACCTGTTCCTGGACCGTACCTTCGAATTGATGGGCGGTGACCACGTGGTCAGTTCCGCCAACCTCGACACGTCCATCACAGAACTCCTGGAGATGGGTCCTACGCGCCTGGGCGTCTACTACGACATCCTGTACCTCCAGCGCCTGGTGGGGATCTTCGAACGGGGGCAACCCGCCCAGTTCACGCTGGTGGACTTCTACTGGTCCAAGTTACGTAACCCCATCGTGTGGACGGGGTACATCACCGGAATCGACATCCACTACACTCACTTCAACCCACGTATGATTCCTATGCGCGCAGTGGTCAACCTGTCCTTCCAGGAACGCTGGACCAGCAACATCATGTCTAACGACCCCTCTGTGTTCACCACACCGGGTCTGCCTGGGAGTGCTGGTGGTGGGTCGTCGGGTATCGATGACGCCACAGGTCTGCCGAGCGCGGTCACCAACGGACCTGACCAAGTCACGGACAACGGGTCCAGTGACAATCAGCCAAACGTGCCGGGGATCTAAATGGCCGTATTCAAGAATTCGCGTTATGAGAACGCAAACCTCTACCGCGTTCTCACTGCTGAGGGTTTCCGTCATCCTGCGCTGTACACCAATGACCCATACCCTGATGCTTTCTCGTATCGTCGGTATCAAGTGAAGGCGGGAGATCGAATTGATCTTCTTGCGGAGAAGTTCTATGGGAACTCAAGTTACTGGTGGGTGATCGCGAATGCAAACCCTGAAGTGTTCTATCCCGAAGATCTCACACCTGGGGACGTAATTAGGATTCCCGTTGCCTAGTAACTCGTTAGTCGCGTACGCCAACGAACAGCGTATGTTCGCCTCCTACCGGCCGCGTGCCGCGCAGGCTAAGTTGCTGATCTATGGCATCGATGACGCCAAGTACAGCCACGAGGCTGTCGAGGTTGACGTGGCATCGATGGAGATCCACCAGGAGGAGTACAAGCACGACGTTGCGATCATCCGCGTGCGCCCGAACAACTCGCTGCGGAAGGCACTCCGTCACCTCCGTCCCGTGAAGTTGCGTTGGGGCTACTCGTCTGGGGACGGGGGCCGTTCAACGTTCTACGGCTACGTCCACAGCACAGACTTCGAACACCGTCCAGGACGTCGTCTCATGGAGGTAACGCTGATCGGTGCGACGTACCGCATGCGCACACGACGTAACAAGTTGTGGTTGGACGACGCGGCGACCTACCCCGTGCTGTGGCACGCTGAGCGGCACTACTTCGGGGTGTACACACAGAACAAGCGCCTCCGTCGCTTCCGTCGTCTGATGCAGACCACCCGCCAGACCGATTGGCAATTCCTGGTGGAGGTTGCGCAGCGCAGTGGTTGCACGCTGTACAACAAGGGAACCTCCCTGCGTCTGTACCGTCGGGACTCACCCCCAGACCGTCTTTATCGCTTCGCTCCGGTCTTCGATGTGCGCCGTAGGGAGATCCGTCGGTTCCACATCACCGAGGGCCTAGACGGGGGCAATGTGGCCCGTCCTGACATGCTCTCAGACCTTCTCCGGGGTGTGCGGGCGGGGACCTCCTCTGACGGGTGGTTCTATGATCCGATCAGCCGGGAGAACGGGCTGGCTTACATCGCCTCCAACAACGCAGAACTGTTGAGTGTGGATCAGGCGCTCCAGATCTCCGACGGGTACTCCCGCGCGGACTCCGCGCGAGTGATGCACTACGGTCGACCGCAGTCACCTTCCTCAAGCCCATCGCAGGACACCACGTCGTTCATCGATCGCATCACGGACAATGGGTGGCACCCAGACTCCCTGGGCGAACTGATGGACGAACTCCGGGCGCACCGTCGTTTAAACAGTCGCCCTTACAAGGCGCGTGCTCGTCTCGCCGGGAACCCCAAGGTGCACCAGGGAATGGTGGTCAACCTTCTCGGACTGGACCGGGGAAGTGGACTGTGGTACGTCGAGAAGGTCGAGCACAAGTTGACCACCGACCGCTACTACATGGACTGCATCCTCTCCAAGGAATCCCTGGACGAAGACTCCCGCCGTCCGTGGCCCATCTGGGTGTCCCCGCTGGTTCCGATGGTGCCGGTGGATCCCCCGGTATCTTCACGCCCTGATCCCTCGTACACATCACCAGATCCGACGAACCCGTTCCCCATCGATCTTCCAGTGCTGGTACTCCCTGAGCCGCCCCTTCTGCCGACCAATCCGACCGAAACCGAGGATGGGACCTCCCCGTTCCCCACCATCCCCGGTGACTTCGGGAACGACCCAGCCGATGGGTCCCTGGTGATTGACGAGGATGTGCTCATGCACCGTGCCCCCTCGTGTCCTGTCCAGTCACGACCCTTCAACTCATCCGGTGAATGGAGAAGTAAGGTGGTAGGAATCACACAATGGCCTACCGAAGATGACTCTTAACTCTTACCCCGGAATCTACCGAGGAATTGTCTCGGACAATGACGACCCCCTAAAGAGGGGTCGTCTCATTCTGCGTGTCCCGCATGTTACCGGAAATGAGGTAACTGACTGGGCGTGGCCGTGTCTTCCAGGTCGGGGTCACGGTCAGCACACCCTCCCAGTTGGACACGAGGTCTGGGTGTCCTTCGTAGGTGGGAACCCCGAACAGCCGGTGTGGATGGGAACAGCCCAGTACGACGGGAGTCAGCGTCCTTCCCAGATGGCGTGGCGGGGCGGGTGGATCGACTCCACCGACTACTACGACGGTGACGTCGTCTCGTGGGAGGGCTACACCTACATCGCGCGTCCTGGTGGTGGGGGGAAGATCCCCAAGAACACCGAGCCGCCGACTGGTGCGTGGGACGTCTTTGCACCCAACCCTGACCACTTCCATGAGCACGACCACAGCCACCCGGTCGAGGGAGTCACCCCACTCCAGACAACTGCGTCTCTGGGTGCGGACTTTGACGGTAGCGGAATCGGACCTGCGGGTGGTTCCGGGTCGGGCACCGGGGGGACCGGAGGCTCCGGAGGGGGTGGAGGAGGAACCGTAACCTCCGTCAGTGGGACCGCGCCGATCCAATCAACGGGCGGCAGTGACCCGATCATCACCATCCTCCCTGCGACCACGTCAGCAGCGGGGTCGATGTCGGCTGCGGACAAGACCAAGTTGGACGGCATCGAGGCAGGTGCTACCACTGACCAGACCAAGGCTGACATCGACGCACTGAACATTGCCGCGTCGTTCTTAAAGGACGGGGGTAACCAGCGTTCCTACCCCTACATCGTAGATCGTGCGAACCACACTGGTCTACAACTCGCCGCAACCATCTCGGACTTTCAGACCCAGGTGAGAAGCAACCGGTTGGACCAGTTTGGTTCGCCGACAGCCGACCTGAACATCAATGCCAAGCGCCTTACCAACGTCGCGGATCCAGTTGCAGATGCAGATGCAGCAACACGCGCTTACGTTGAGACACGTATCGTCGGACACAATCACGATGCACTTGTTCACGAACACGACGAGACGTACTCACAACTGGGCCACGTCCACAGTCAGTACTTCCTGTCAGCCGACCACACCACAGCGGCGCACAACGCACTTGGGATCGATGCAGCAACAGTGGGAACCCGCAATGCTGCATACCTGCTTAACCGTGCGAACCAGACTGGTGATGTTCCTGTCGCCAACGTGGGCGGGTTTGATTCTGCGGTGCGCGGGTACCGCCTGGATCAGTTCGTCCAGCCTGGTGCGACTCTGGACTTCAACAACCAGCGCGTGCTCAATGTCACAGTTGGTCCCACCCCCAGTGCCGGTGACGCGGCGAACGTCGGCTACGTGGACACCCAGATCGGCGGGCACGAGCACACCGAATACTTCCTGGCTGACAACCACACCCAGACCAACCACGATGCATTTGGGTACCTGAAGGAAATCGAACACACCAAGGCGCTTCACGACGTCCTTGGTATCGACGCCGGGACGCTGGACGGGCTAGATAGCACCCAGTTCGCCCGCAGCGACGTCGTGACCAACCACGTAGCCCTCAGTGACCCCCACGCCCAGTACGTGCTGGAGACGGCGTTTGACGCGCACCACCACGATGCCGTCTACGTCAATGAATCTGACCACACCAAGGTGTCCCATGACGCCTTGGGCATTGACGCGGCAACGGTTGGGGGTTTAAACAGCACCGCCCTGCTTGGTCGCGGGAACCACACCGGAACCCAGCCCGCAAGCACCATCTCGGACTTCAATGCGGCGGTGCGAACCAACCGCCTCAGTGAAATGGCTGTACCCACCACCGACATCAACCTGAATGGAGTCCAACTAACCAACGCGGGATTCGCGGGGGCTGCCGAACCCAACACCCTCACACCACGCTGGTACGTTGACCACCAGACAAACAACCACGATTCGTTCCACGATGACCGGTTCGTTCAGATTGCCAACCACACCACCGCCGCGCACAACGGCCTCAACATTACCGCAGCGAACCTCAAGGACGGAACGTCGCCTGCAAGAGATGTGGCATACCTCGTTGCGCGTGCGAACCACACAGGCACCCAGCCACTGTCAACGGTCAGTGGGCACAACAAGACCGCGCATGATGGGTTCGGGTACTACGACGCCAGCACCCACACCAAGGCCCTTCATGACTCCTTGTCAATCAACGCGGGCACCGTAGGTTCTGCGACTGCTGCACAACTTCGTGATCGTGCGACACACACCGGCACACAGACCGCTGCAACCATCTCGGACTTCAACACTGCTGTTCGTACAAACCGTTTAAACGAACTCACCGCCCCCAGTGCTGCGGTGTCCATGGCGAGTCAGAAGATCACCAATCTCGCGACTCCTACGCTGAGCGCGGATGCGGCGACCAAGGGCTACGTGGACACCCAGATCGCAACGCACGACGGTCAGCACGACGATCGTTTCATCCAGATCACCAACCACACCAAGGCTCTCCATGATGGCCTTGGAATTGATGCTGCGACTGTAGGAACACGGGCACCTGCGTACCTACTGGACCGGGTGAACCACACCGGGTCACAGACGGCCAGCACCATCTCCGACTTCAACACAGCCGTTCGGACCAACCGCCTGAACCAGATGGCGTCCCCCAGCGGCGCTGTGTCGATGGCGAACCAGAAGATCACGAGCGTGGGCGACCCATCCTTCGCCCAGGACGCGGTCAACCTTCGCACACTCGAAGCGCGCGTGGGTACAGCGAGCACAAACACCAACGCCTATGTGGACACGCAGATTGCGAACCACGACAACCAGCACCACCTGAACGAACTCGCCGCCGTGGCGAATGTCACCGTCGGCGGGTTCAAGATCACCAACGTGGGTGCTCCCACACTGCCTGCTGATGCGACCAACAAGTCGTACGTGGACAACTCCGTATCTACTGCGGTAGCCCCATTGGCGTCAACCTCGTACGTGGATGTGCAGATCGCGGGTCACGACACCCAACACACCCTCAACGAGTTAGCCCTCACGGGTGACCTCTCCCTGGCTACCCGTAAGATCACCAGCCTCGGCAGCCCGGTGAACCCGCAGGACGCAACCAACAAGGGTTATGTAGATGGGCGTGTGTCGGACGCAGTTGCTCCCTTGGCGGAAACCACCTACGTGGACAACCTCGTGGCGACTGAGATCGCCAATCATGACGTCGAACACGCGCTGAACGAATTGGTCCCCACCGCAAACCTATCGCTGGGCGGCTTCCGCATCCAGAACGTCGGGGAGCCGGTCCTGGAGGCCGACGCCGCCACGCGCGGGTTCGTCATCGACCAGTTGCAGACCGGACCCGCTGGCTTCGTGTTCTTCTCTGGAAACGAGGATCCGGTAGACGGCGAACCCGGAGACTTCTACTACAATCCTGTACTGGGACAGTGGAGATACTTCAACGGAATCTCCTGGTTGGAAGCATGAGCAACAGACCTCGCCTGCCTCGTTTAAACACCTTCCCCGTCAACGCGGTGACTGGTCAGACGTTCTTTCACACTGGGAAGATGCTCCCGTACTACTACACCGGGTCCGGGTGGCGTCCCCTGAACACTGGTCCTAATGCGAAGTTAGAGGATCAGAGTCAGTTGTCGGACGTACTGGATCACGTACTCACTTTTCCGAATCAGGTACAAAACACCCACAGTGATGAGTTTGAAACCACTGTTGAATTACCTGAACAGAACTCCCTTGATGATGAGTTATTTACTGTTAATGGAGACATCACACCACCTGACGACTTCGCATTTTATTCTAGTACGGGACAGGAAACAGTCCACATTCCCTCGCTCTCGTTTGTAGCACGTGAGAGCACATGGATCCGGGAGAGTAGTCCTTCCTCAAAGGGATCTACCTCTTCTTTTATTAATGTCCAGGGTCCCGCCGCACTAGGGGGCAACCGTGCAAAGGCGTACGTTGGGTTTGACTTTGGGATGTTCAGCAACATCACCATGACGAGCCCTACGGGGGCACGATCAACCCAGAATTTTTCTATCTACGCGAGGTACCAAACCTCTACAGGAGATCTCCGAACTTCGTTTACCTTGTCCTACTCGGCCTACCGGTACTTCAACCCACCCAATCTTGTTGACCACACGTGGAACACCAATGATGGTGGACTGCCATTTGGGACTAAGTCGTTGATTGCTACCGGTTCAAATACCGTCAACACCGACACCTTCGCCTTTGAGCCTTTCGGACTCATCGGCACCACGGCAGACGACGTCATCAATAATCATGACTACCTTCTGTACGAGTTCTCATCCACAGAAACTGACGCGGACATCCGAATCATCGGTGTGCCCTACAGCACTCTGCCTGAGCGGCGTCCAAGGGCCGATCTCAACAACCTGTATGTACTATAGGACGAACCATGAAGACTCCACTTAGCGACGAGATGAAGGTCGGCGGCGTACTCACCGCCGCGATCAAGGCCCAGTTCCCTGAGCGGGCTGTAATTCAGGGTGCCGACGTATCTGACCACGATGGTCTGATCATCGTGAAGCGCCACAACGCCTTCCTCACCCAGGGCTTACAACGGGTGATCGACCGTCTTTTCGAACCCCTGACTGGTGCGAACACGGGACTCTCACACATCGGGCTGGGGGGTGACAACACCGCCGTGACCGCGTCCACCACAACGCTTGGCACCCCGAACAACATCAAGCCCCTGACCAACACGTCCCGCGCGCTCACGTATGGACAGGGCGAGGCCACCTGGACCAACGTGGATGTTGCCTTCCCGATCTACAAGGCGGGGCTGTTATGGGGCACCGCCCCCACTGACGTCGCCAACATCATCGGAGGGTCCGGTGGGTCGGCACCCTACGACCGCTCCTTCACGATGGACCTCACCAACGCGGGTGAGTGGACCATGACCGTACGTATCCGAGTCACCGCACTGGCGCTGTAATGGCGATCACCGAACGTCTCCCAACCGCGATCGATACCCCGTTCCACTTCGACGGGTTTGGTCGTGTGGCTTTCACGCGCGATCCTGCGGTACAGGCCGTGAACCGCCTGGCTGGTCTGATCGACACCCAGTACGGCGAGCGCGTCATGCGTCCCAACTTCGGGACCGACGCACGCAAGATGGTCTTCGAAAACCGCAACAAGGGCAACATCGGAATCGCGATGAGTGACATCCAGCGCGCGGTGAACCTCTGGGAAAGCGAGACACCCCTTCTCCGTGTGAGTTCCAGCATCGATGACTCTGCCCCTGAGCGTTTAAACCTCGATGTGGCATTCTCCATCTTCAACGAACAGGGTGAGAAGGAAGTCTACGAGGCCGTGATTGAGATCGGTGGAGAGGTGGTCAACCAGTAATGGCACAGAACCCGAGAGCGCCTGTGCCTCCGGTGGACTACACGTCACGGGACTGGCTTGGATTCCGCGAGTTCATGCTGCGCGCGGCGCAACAGAAGGTCCCGGAGTGGGAGACGCGAAAGGCGTCTGACTTCGGTGTTCTCCTGGTGGAACTGTTCGCCTACATGGGGGACATCCTGTCCTTCTACGGTGATCGGATCGCCAACGAGTCCTACCTGCGTACCGCTGTCCAGCGACGGTCGGTGCTGGACATCGCCAACATGCTGGGCTACATCCCGTCTCGTGGATCCGCTGCGACCGTCACCCTTCAGTTCTCCATCCTGGACGGGGCGACGAACACGCCTGACGAACTCTTCTACATCCCCGCGTGCACTCAGGTGCAGACCAAGGACAACGTGGACTCCGCTCCGGTGATCTTCGAACTAGACGAGGACACCTTCCTTGACACAGCCCTGACGCCGGGGCAGAACGACACAGTCAACGTCACCGCGACCGAGGGTGTGAAGGTCCAGCAGGAGTCTCTGGGTGTCTCCTCAGGAGCGGCCAACCAGCGCTTCGTGTTGGCGCAGTCTCCGGTCATCGAAGGGACTGTGGAGATCTATGTTGACGAAGGTGTTGGATTCACATTGTGGCAGCGGGTGAACAACCTCCTGGAGGGTGGGGCCAGCGAGGCTACGTATTCCCTGCTGACCGACGAAACCGGTGTGACGGTCATCCGCTTCGGTGACGACCGCAACGGTCGAGTGCCCCTCGTGGGGTCCCAGATTCGTGCGAACTACCGCGTCGGTGGAGGGCAGCGGGGCAACGTCGAGGCCAACAAGTTGGTCCGATTGGTAGAGCCCCTGGAGGGTGTCCTCTCGGTGACCAATCCACTACCCGCGTCCGGCGGGGCTGACCCGGAGTCGCTGAACGAGATCCGTGTGAACGCACCCAAGGCGCTCAGCACCCTAGAACGTGCGGTCAGCCTGGTGGACCACGCCAACCTCTGTCTCCGTGTTCCTGGCGTGGCGCGTGCCACAGCCGTGGATCAGGGAGTCATCACCAACACCCAGAACATCGATCTGGTGGTCAAGGCCACCGGGGGTAACAACGCGTCAACTACGCTCAAGGAGCAGGTACGTAAGTACATTCAGGAACGGACCATGATCAACCATCTGGTGACCGTGGTGGACGCTACGGACGTACAGGTGGACATCACGGTGACCGTCGTAGTGCAAGAGAACTTCTCTCAGCAGCGGGTACAGGAAGCCGTGGAACTCAACCTTGCGAGGCTTCTATCTTTTGACCGAGTAGACTTCAATCACCGCTTGACTGTGTCCGCTGTGTACAACGTGATCCAATCAACCTCTGGAGTTGACTACGGGGCGGTGGACATTCTTGCGCGCACTGGACTAAACGGTGTGGGCGACATCGAATTCATTGGTGATGAGTTCCCACGTGTAGGAACCATCACCGTCAACGTCAGCGGAGGTATCCAGGAGTAATGGCTGCGTACCCAGGAACAATCAAGACCTTCCTCTCCAAGACCAACGTCATTGACTCGGTCCAGGCTTCGCACGTCAACGAACTCCAGGGCGAAGTCTCTGCGATCGAAACCGCGTTGGGAGCCAACGTAAACATCGACGCTGACGGTGTTAACCGAGGGTCAGTGCGTCAGCGTTTAAACACTCTTCAGACAGACAAGGTGTCAGAGAGCGACCACAACAACAGCCTTCACTCTGCCATCTCGCACAACGCACTTGCAGACCTGGCCTCAGGAAACCCACACACGCAGTACGTCAATCACAACCTCGCAACAAGTCGTGGGCAAGTGCTGGTGGGTGGCTTGGGAGGTGCGTCGGGGTTTAAGACCCTCAACCGAGGAGCGGCGGGAACCTACCTGACCCCGAACGGTAGTGGCGATTTGCAGTGGTCACCCCTGCCTCAGCCTGATGGTGGTGCGAGGGTCATCCTCTCACAGAACCCCAACACCTTGGTGTACGGCACCACTGGGTGGCAGAACCTGCTGTACTTCGTCATGCCAGCGGGCTCGTTGGAGCACGGGGACCACCTCCGGATCACTCTTGCGGGTGACTACTTTGAAGGTACGACCCAGTACAACGATAGAAACCTACGGGTTCTGATCAATGGTTCCCAGACCCTTGCGATGGCAGCGATTGGTAACCGTTGGGCAGTAACTACTGGCCGTACCGGATGGTGGACTGCTGATTTTGATCTGTATGCCCTTACTCAGGGAGGGGTGTCTAACATTCGGGGACAGTTGGTTGCCAGCAACCTGGAATCCGGGGCGTCATGGGAAGGTTCGGCCAGCAACTACCGTAGTTACAACTCGAACACCTATACCGGTCTGTCTTCTACACCGGCTCTCGACCTTACCGGTAACATCACATTCCATCTTCAGATCTATGGTAACTACAACACCAACAACTCTTGGACTCGTACACGGTCCTTCAGTGCAATCACCAATCGCGCGTAAGGTTTAAACAATGGCTTACGATCCCGTCTACCCCGGCGCTATCTTTGGGCAGCCTGACCGCCAGAACCTCATTGAGGTTGTGGATGCGGAGCATGTCAACGCACTCCAAGACGAAATCACTGCGATTGAAACCGAACTGGGCGTCAATCCCTCCTCGACCTTCGCGACAGTTGGGGAGTACCTGAATGCTCTGGACGTCCGTACCCACGCCGAATGGGTAAACGGATCGCTGACTGATGATCATTCTCAGTATCTTCTCAATTCATCAGGACTTCTGGGCGACCGACCGGCAGCATCTCGCGATGGAAAGGTCTACTTTGCCACTGATGAGACGATCCTGTACTACGACAATGGCGCATCCTGGAATCCGATCACAATCGCTGATCACGCGGACCTACAAAACCGCACAGCAGCAGATGCGCACACCCAGTACTTGAACCGTGCGAACGACGTGGTCACTAACTACCGAGAAAAGGGTCAGGTGATCAACACCACAGGGTCATCAATCACATTGGACTTGTCCCTGTACAACAACTTCGTCATTAATCTCAGCAACTCTGTGTCTACGGTCACTCTCGCGAACGTCCCCGCAGTTGGCAATGAGTGGATCCACTTCACCGTAGTGATCAACCAAACCGGTGCCGGTGGAGGGTTCAATCTGACCTGGCCGTCATCATTCTTGTGGAACGAATCGATTATCCCACCACTCGCTAGAGACTTCGGCGCAATCTCGATGTACACCTTCGTGTCATTTAATGCAGGAAGTTCTTGGCTTGGGTTTCTCACGGGATCGAACTTTGCGTAATGATTGCTGCGCACACACTTCGTAACGCAAAGAGAATCTTCACGTTCTTTGACGACTTTCAGCGCACCGGGGATCTGGTATCGGATTCAATTTCCCCCGACCTGGTGTACGGGCTGGGAAATGTTCCTTCGTCTAATTTCTCGTGGGCCAATTCTCTCCGCACAAGCAGCAGTATTCCACTCATTGGAATTACAAACAACAAGGCACGGGTACATCTTGGTGCACTTGGGAGTGTAGGGACTAGTACTTCCCACAACGTGGCATATGTGGACACCCTCATCCGCAATGTGAGCATCCAGATGGATGGAGACTGGGCGTACGGATTAGTGTTCCGCTACCGCAACAGTTCTAACTTCTGGGCATTGGTCACGTCTCACCACCAGTTTTCTCAGGCGCTGTATGACACCCAAACTGAGTTTGCGCAGAATTACTCATCAGTGACGTCTAAGACAGGGTCGTTCATCCCCCAAGGAAACGGAAGTTGTAAGACAAACATCAGTTCTCACTCTCACACCGCAACCCAGTACGGTAGTTCATCGTTTCCTTCTGTAGCACACAGCCACTTTGTACAAACTGGTGGGTTTGTGAAGGTCGGACAAGTTTGTCTGGGAACAGCAGCGGCATCCGTGTCCCACACTGCATCTGGGGGGCCGTACGCCACAGGAAATACGAGAACTGTGTTCTCGGGAACTGTTACTAGAAACCACTATTGGGCAGACCTCGTGTTGGTTCAAAACAACTCGCCTGCTGTTATGGCCAGCGCACGGTTAAGCACGTCATCTGCACCATCCCTGGTGGGGATGACTGTAGAAGCGCAGGGTCCAAAGATCGTGACAACGGTGGCGGGACACACCCTGACTGCCACGGACAACACTGAACTTCAGTCGGCGACTCGCCACGGGTTCGGGTACTTCGGGAACATCCCAGGAAACAAGGGGATCTCCTTCGGGGGGCGAAACAACCAATCAGCCTACGGCGCTGGGGTTGACAACTTCTCGCTGGAAGGCGCGCTGTAGGATAACAACATGACCTTCAACGCATACTACGGGCTGTCGCAGTATGGGGACCAGTTCCACTATGGAATTGAGGATGCCCCTGACTTTGAGGTTGACAGGCTTTTAGTTGAATCGTTTGACTATGGGTCACTCATCATCACCTGGCCCAGCCCCTCTGGACCGGACTGGACGAACATTCGCCTAGTTCGTTCATCCATTGGACCCCCGGTTGTGATTGATGAGGGACGCACCGTCTACGAATCAGCGCGTGAAACCGATGGCAATTCCTACATCGATGAGGACAACATCGAGCCTGGTGAGGTCTACTACTACGGCTTATTCGTCCTGGAGTCCACCGGTCTGTGGCGTTTCGTTGCACCTGGTCAGGGGACCCCATTAAAGGACTGGGGTTACCGCGACCGCCTCTGGGAACTGATTCCGGAGACGTACCGCATCTCAGACCAGGTGGCGGCGTCCATCGACACCTATCACGATAAGGGTCCGCTTCAGAGGTTCCTGGAGGTCTTCGCCCAGGAGTTGGACTACATCCGTAGCGAATACGAAAACCTGCGGAACACCAACAACTTCGAGAAGGTCCCTGCTCAGTTGCTGGGGCCGGTGTCGCAGCAGTTGAACCTCACCATCGAGCCCCTTCTGGGCGTCTCCTTGACGCGTCGGTTCCTTCAGAATGCGTTGTTCGTGTACAAGCGCAAGGGATCCCTGCGCGGGGTTGAGGCACTGGTCAGCGCGGTTACTGGATGGTCCAACGATGCACGCTGGAACCCTGATGAGGCCAATGCGGGGGCCAACCCACGTGTGGTCATCCGGGTACACCCGGATCGAATCAACCTCCTACCGAACCCCTCGTTTGAATTCGCGGAGGACCCCGAGGACCCCAATGACTACATCCAGTCGTGGGGAACCAAGATCCTCGATGGCAACGGGGACCCGATCAATGACAACACCTCCCCGTCAAAGGAAGTCAAGTCAGACCCAGACTGGGGATACGGAGGGTCTATCGAGACGCTGAACGTTGCGTCCCCCTTCCTGATCGACCTGGAAGGTTGGGATCGTTCCAAGGCTGCCTGGATTCCCGGTACGGCGGGGAATTACTTCTCCACCGTAGACAAGCCCTCCCTTGACATCACCGGCCCACTCCAGGTGGAATGGGAGGGCGCGGTCAACGACTGGGATAGACAACAGACTCTTATCGCAAAGTGGGACGCAACAACGAACAACAGATCCTGGAGCCTCTACACCAACAGTTCTGGAGTTCTCCAGTTCGCGTTCACCGCTGATGGGTCTACTCAGTTCACAGCAGTAGGACCCGACATTTCCGCGTATGTGGAACGAGGTCTGCAAGCGTTCAAGGTCCACCTGGAATTCCCCGGATCCGGGTACGTCGTGTCGTTCTACGCTGCTGACAACATCGGTGGTCCTTGGACTGAGGTCGGATCGGTTGCGAACACGTCGGGACCAACGTCCGTTTTCTCGGGCACTGCGGACCTCTCTGTCGGAGCGGTGGATGACGGGGCCACCACCCCGTTCAAGGGCGCGGTGACCCGCGCGCGTGTCTACAGCGGCATCGGCGGTACCCTGGTCGCCGACTTCGACCCGCGTCGTTACACCTCCGGTACAGCGTTTGTGGGGTCGAAGGGGAACCAGTGGCTGATCAACGAAAGTGGAACCCCCTCTTCGAAGATCCTCGACCGGAACTGCTTCGCATTCACAGGTTCGGAGTACCTGATCGCGACCGCGCGGGAGAGTTTAAACACCAACAACCTGACCGCGTTAGTCGTGTGGAACCGCTCTGGAGTGACCCCATCGAGCCACCAGACCATCATGTCGCACAAGGCTGGGCCAGAGTCCTCCAGCGCTGGGTGGCTCTTAAGAAACCAGACCAATGACGCGATCGTTGGTCTGGTGTCTGATGGCATCACCGATGAAACCACCGGGGGTGGTGGGCAAGCCATTGGTGTGTCCGCAACCAGTGGATGGAACGCACATGTTCTGAAGATCCGTGTCGCGGATGACACGTTATCCATGACGGTACAAGACACGTACCAGACCTCCGCAACAAGAACCAAGACCCCGTACCAGTCGATCCACAATAACCAGAACTTCTCTATTGGAGCCCTACCTGCCGGGGGAGCCCCATTCCTCACTGAGCACGTACAGGCAGTGGTATTGGTCAACTCACAGTTGTCATCCGATGAAGTGGAGGAGTTCAAGCGTTGGGCTCAGCGTGGAGCGTTGGTGTCCGAGGAACCCAATTGGATCCGCACGCAGACCACGTTCTACATCAACGCTGATGATGACACCGTGCGGCAGAACTACCTATCAGACAACGACGTGCACAACCTGTCCCAGGACAACGTGCTCCACGGGAACCAGTCTGTACGATTAGAAGCGATCAATGCCGGTAGTGTTCTGATCGTGTGGCCCGATTCATCCGGCTACGCCTACGCGGTGTACGGCGCTTCCCTCTATGGTCAGAAGTTGTACAACGACCAGCCGCGAGACGTCAACGCCAGCGTCAGTGCGTTCGACCTGGCAGATGCGGAAGCGCTGAGACGTTACGTGTTCGCTGGGCATGTGAAGAGTAAGAGCACGTCGCGACCGGTGACACTAGCGGTGATTTGGTACGACGTGGATCGGGTTCCAATTGACGCGGTCACCGAAACGATCACGACAACGCCCGGAGCCTGGAAGCGTTTAAACCTCTTTGCTACCGCACCTGAGAATGCACGGTTTGTCTCCGTTGCTATGGAAATCCATGAATGTGACGCAGGAGAGGTTCACTTTGTAGACGCGTTCATGTTGGAACAGTCTTCGATTCTTCGGGACTACTTCGATGGTTCGAGTGTTCCCGCTGACGACTACACTTGGGAAATCATTCCGAACACCTCTAAGTCTTTCTTCTGGGACCGTATCCAGATCAAGACATCAAGATTGATCCAACTTCTCCCCGACTTCTTGCCACCGAACATGGTCTACGAGATCGAATACGATGAGCGTGAAGACGGTCTGATCGACGCCAACGTGGAGGCTGAAGCCTAATGCCACTGCCATCATTACAGCCAACCAACCTCCAGGTCGGTGATCCCGGACACGAGATCATCCACAACAACCTGTCCTCTGCCGTCAACACGCTTATCACGGTTCTCGGTGGTCCAGGTTCTTCTCCTGAGGGCGGATCCCCGACACTCGCAGAGCGAATTGCCGACATCGAATCGCTGATTCCTCCTGGAAGTGTCACGGTGTCTCCAGCGACTGCATTCGGTCTGATCCCGGACCCCGGAACGGCCACCGCGTTCGCGCGGGAAGATCACATCCACGGAACTCCCCAGGTACCAGGCCAGGCGCTGGAAGTGGTGACCTTCTTCTATGAGGGATTGGTTGACGTGCTCTCGGGGGATCGTCCCTGGCCTGTGCCCTTCGATGGTGTGATCAAGGGTGTCATTGCCGCATCGCGAACCGCTGGTTCCACAAACGACACTAAGTTAGATCTTCGTGTCAACGGGGCGTCGGTGTTCACCAACAAGCCAACCATCCTGGCGGGCACCGCGTCTACCGAGGTTCTTCAGGTTCCCGACGTTGACAAGAACACCGTCACCACGGGGGATGTGCTCCTTTTGGACATCGGTCCGGGAGGTGCCTCTGATGTGGGAATCGGGATGTTTGACTTGACCATCAACATCCTCTTTGAGGTAGCGAGCGCGTAATGGGTACCACAGTAGGGACCATCGGCGGCGGCGGGAGCAATCCGCCGGACCTCGAAGCCAAGTACCCCCGCCACGCCCTTCAGCGTGATGGATACGGACGCCATTGGGTGTTCTCCACCGATAGCGACTCGTCTGTGCATGGGTTCTATTCAGAAGACGGGGGCGTCACCTGGGCCGAAGATCTCGACATTGTGGCTGCACTGCCTGACGCCGGGGGCGGTCGCTCTGTTGTTGCCATGTCCGTTCCAGGACCAAACAGTGACACGCTACAAGGAAATGCCCTCGGGGTTGCGTACAAGGACAACAGCGGTGTACTGAATCAGAACAATAGTCTTAGACTGACCGCATTCAGCGTCACACAAACAGCCGACCGTGTGAACTCCGTGACGGCTGATACATCAGTACTTACTACACAGCCCAATGCGCGGATGTTGGATCTTGTTGCATTTGCTAACGATCGTGGACCTAACATCCGGGGAGAGACAATCTTTGCTGCGTTGTGGGCTGAAGAAGATGTAGTCACCGGAGATGCTGAGGTTCACCTGGGGTTCCGACGCTACAACCAGTCAGGATTTCAACAGTCAAGTTCATCAACAAACATCACTCTTTTCACTGATCCCGACAACCTCGTGACAGCGTCAAACTTCGATGGAGGGTTGGCTTTTCGTCACGACGGTGATGGTCAATCCCGGCTGAGTGATTCGAACGTCACACTGCTTGTGGGATTTATGCAGAACGGAATTTCTTCTGTTCGCTACGCAATCATCAGTGAAGATTCAACCAACTTGGGTGTTGGTAATTTCACTGTTGACGGTCCTTTTTCCTCTGTCGTTTCTGGTGGGTCCATTACTTTGCCTTCTACCGGATCATGGGTTGATGTGTTCTTGACGCGTGATCTTCGCGCAGGGATCGCCATCTACAAGGCCGGTAGTAGTGGAAATAAGTTGACTACTGCTATCCGTTCTGTTCCGGGGTTGTCTCTTATTTCAGCAAATCGTTTAGATCTTTCACATAACGTGGTGCTGAAGTACGGCGGTGTTTGTCTTGATGCAAATGATGGAGTAATGTTTCAAGGACTCGATGAGAACAATGATCTCAACGGGTACGCAATGACAAGTGGACAAGTGCTCGGGGTGAAGAGGTTGTTGGACACCTCCACCGCTTCAACAACACAGATCCGCCCCAAGATGTCCCTGTACCCCAACGACACTCTGGAGACATCGTTCTTCACGGGAAACTTGATCGAGTTCAATCTGAATCTCAACCGTGGTCTTCCCTTCCGAGGGTGGGGACAGTCTGTGCTGAACTAGCACAGCGTTTAAACTTGCTGTATGGAATTCCTCTACCTGTCCTTCGCTGTACTCGTCGCCATGGAGGCCGTGTACGGGATCCGAGATGAGGTCCCTTACGCGCTCCCCGGCGCGGTGTTCCCTCTGATGTCAGCAGGGGTCGGACTCGGTCTGGCTGCCTTGTTCGGGGTGGATCTTCTTATTGGACTTGCGTCGGCGGGCTCGTCTGCTATGCTGCGCACCGTCGGACTCTCGATCCGCGAGTACGTCAACCCCCCGACACCAAGACGACGATGACTCTCCACCACTGGTATCACACCTAAGCCAGTCTCTTCATGGGACCGGCTACAAACCGTGTCCCGAGGTGGTCATCGTCAAGGGACGCGCATATTCACCACTTGCGTCTCTGGTGTAACGGCAGCACAGCGGCTTCCAAACCCGCTAGGTCAGGGTTCGAATCCTTGGGGATGCGCTGTGGCCCTGGTGTAACGGCAGCATCATCTCCCTGTGACGGAGAAGGAGCGGGTTCGAATCCCGTGGGCCACCCCGGTACGACTGAACATTGGCGAGTTCACCTGGCTGTAAACCAGACGTCTTAGGCTGTGGCGGTTCGACTCCGTCTCGTACCACCTTTCGTTACACTTATCCAATGAGTCATCACTGGAATCCTGATAACCCCTTCAAGTACCCCACTTCGGAGGAACTTTCTCAGTTCCGTGAGGCGGATGCGTCACCAGAAGAACGTCTTACCTTCAACAGGTTCGAACCTCTTCACGCCTTCTTCGGTTCCCGCAGCGGTTCGTTTAAGAATGCGGCAGAACTCCCGTCTCATTTAAACGGCAACGCGCCTGGATTCCAGAACCGAGCGGACCGCATTCAGCGGGCATCCCTTCCGGGAATCCAACATCCAAGAATCAAGAATCCTAATCGTCGTATGGGTTACACCGATCACTCAGCGGTGGACATGACCAACGTGCGCGATGCGGTTCACGACCCGGACTTTCCACTGACTGAAGTGGACCCCCGGCAGGTCCATGCTGCACAAGCCGGTACGACCCGACAGGGTGTGGAGTACTACCTGGGGGACAAGTACTGGAAGACCGGCCAGACCTTCGCGGATGCGGACCAGGCGGGTAACCGAGTCCCCGTGGTTTACCAACGCCGGGACCAGCGCAATGTCCTCCTTTCTGGACACCACCGCGCTATCGCGGCTAACCTCATGGGTAAGCAGTTCCCCGCCAAGATCGTGACAGGATCCAAGTGAGCACCTATGTGACCCCCAGCCTCCGGATTGGAGAGACGACCGGACACAAGTACGCTGCGTCAGCCAACCGCGCGGTTGCGCTCATCCACGGTGGTATTCCAGTCTGGGTTCCCGACGCCATCGTTGCCTACGACACCCTGAAGGATCTCGCGGGGGAAGTGTGGACTCGACGCCACTTCAAGAATCTTGGCATCCTGGAAGATGCCGACCAAAATAGTTGACACCCCTCGTGTGGCTGTGGTAGTGTGTCCGATCCGATGCGCGATAGGGAAGTCTGGCCTATCCCGACTGGCTCATAACCAGTAGATCGTGGGTTCGAATCCCACTCGCGCAACTCTGACTAGGTGGCTGAGCGGTGAGGCAGCGGTCTGCAAAACCGCTTGACACGGGTTCGAATCCCGTCCTAGTCTCTTGGAAACTCCATAGGGATGCACAACTTGGGCCTGTAGTTCCAACGGTAGAACGTCTGTGTTGCAAGCAGAATGTTAGGGGTTCGAATCCCCTCGGGTCCACCCACGCCTCTGTCGGTTAACGGTTAAACCATCGGACTCTTAATCCGTGACTGAAGGTTCGAATCCTTCCGGGGGCACGCGGGTACACTAGTCCTCACAGACTGTCTACCCAAAGGAATCTTCATGAATGCAATCCATCTTCTGGTTGTCGTAGTCATCCTCGTGGTGCTCCTGAAGATCCTCGGAATCGTTTAAACAGATCATGTTCCTTTGGCGGAATGGTTACGCAGCCGGTTGAAGCCCGGTTCATCGAGGTTCGATTCCTCGGGGGAACACGAGTGGTTAGTCAGGGCCAGCACTAAACTTCGCGCTGGTTGCGAACCACCCTCTGGACCGGGTAAGGCTGACTAGAAGCCCGCTCCATCTCGCGCTCGTAGCACAACGGATACTGCGACTGGCTACGAACCAGTAGATTGGGGGTTCGAATCCCTCCGGGCGCTCTCCGCGAAAGCCACAACAGATCAACCCCGGTTCTGGTGGTGAGCGGCTTACAAACAGGGGACTTATCCGTCCTGGGCACAATGGACAAGAAACTGCCCAACACTCGGTCCTGAGCATGACACAAAAAGGCTCACACTCTGGTCCCTTGGCCTAGTTGGTTCAAGGCAGCGGCTTGTCAAGCCGAAGATCACGGGTTCGAATCCCGTAGGGACCGCTGGGGCATAGCATAGGCCGGTCTAATGCAGCGGACTCTGACTCCGTGATCCCAGGTTCGAATCCTGGTGCCCCTACTCGTGCAGGCAGTCCGCAATAACAATTTGGAAGGTACCGTCAGCGGAGACAAATCGGGTTTGAACCCCGTGGGCACCGCAAGGTGTGGCGTTCGATTCGTCTACCTTCCTCCATTTGGTAGATTGGCAGAGCGGTAATGCAACGGTTTGCTAAACCGTAGTCATCCTTACGGATGCGCAGGTTCGATCCCTGCATCTACCACGTTAGGTAATACCCTTATTCCTCTGTAGCACAATAGGCAGTGCGTCCGGCTGTTAACCGGAAGGTTCTAGGTTCGAGCCCTAGCGGAGGAGCCATAGGTCGGTGGTCCAGCCCGGTTACGGACGCCTCTCTGATAAAGAGGAGATCGCAGGTTCAAATCCTGCTCGACCTATACTTGGTCTGCGCATGCTAGGCTCAGACCCTACAACCAGCATGCTAGGCTCAGACCCTACAACCAGCATGCTAGGCTCAGACCCTACAACCAGCATGGTCCGTTGGACGAGCGGAAAAGTCGTCACCCTCTCAAGGTGAAGGTCAGGGGTTCGAATCCCCTACGGACTACGTACAACTTCATACAGACTTGGCCGACTAGCCCCCGTGTGAAAACGGATCCGGTTGCAGTCCGCGCGACCTGAAATCGCGTCTAGGATTGTGGTGTTCCACTAATGCTCACGGTCGGCCTCCACTTGGTCCCGTCGTCTATTGGCTAGGATCTGGGTCTTTCAAGCCCATGAACAGGGTTCGATTCCCTGCGGGACTGCTTTGGCGCTCTAGCCCAACGGCAGAGGCAACGGTTTCAAACGCCGTAAAGTCTGGGTTCGAATCCCAGGGGCGCTACGCAAGACAATTACATACATGGAGGCGTAGCCCAACGGCAGAGGCAGCGGGCTTAAAATCCGCTCAGTGTGGGTTCGAATCCCACCGCCTCTACTGTCGTTTAAACGACACATGCCGCTCTAGCCCAACGGTAGAGGCACTGGTCTTAGGAACCAGTCAGTCAGGGTTCGAATCCCTGGGGCGGTACGCATGGCTGGTTCGTCTAATGGGAAGGCCGCTCCCTTACAAGGAGACGACGGGGGTTCGATTCCCTCACCGGCTACTTCAACTGAATACCTGGGGCACTCGCCTAATTGGCTATGGCACCACTCTTCCAAAGTGGAACAATCGGGGTTCGAATCCCCGGTGCCTCACCTGAGTTAGTTACACTGGTTCCATGTTCGAACTTCGAGATGGAACCAGAGTTGAAGATCCTCGTCTGGGTCGGTTGACTCACTTCGATGAGAGATCCCGCAACTACCCAGTGACGGCTGGCATCGAGGCCAAGAAGCCGCGCTCCTACCACTGGCGCATCAACAACGGCGCGCTGGACCAGGGACGTGAGGGAGCCTGTGTCGGGTTCGCCTGGACCCACGAACTCCTGGCCCGCCCTGCTGAAGTTCCTGACCTGGACGCACGCTTCGCGCGTGAGGTGTACCACCAGGCGCAGCGTATCGATCAGTGGCCCGGAGGTACCTACCCCGGCGCGAGTCCGGTGTACGACGGCACGAGCATCCTCGCGGGTGCGAAGTCGATGGTGTTCCGTGGGTACATCGGTGAGTACCGATGGGCCTTCGGTTTAAACGATCTGATCCTCGCGCTGGGCTACAAGGGTCCCGCTGTTCTGGGGATCCCGTGGTACTCATCGATGTACCAGACAGAGGCTCGTGGGTCCCAGCAGTGGGTGAACGTCAACGGCAACATCGTCGGTGGACACGCCATCGTGGCTAGAGGCGTGAACATCAAGGGTGAGTACGTTACGCTTCACAACTCCTGGGGACCGACCTGGGGAATCAACGGAGACGCGCGCATCTCGTTCAGTGATCTGGACAAGTTGCTGAAGCAACAGGGTGAGGCGTGCATCCCCGTGGAGCGGTACAAGAAGCCCAAGATCAACAACTGAATACCTAGGGGTGTCGTCTAATGGACAAGACCGGGGCCTTTGAAGCCCTTAATGTAGGTTCGATCCCTACCGCCCCTTCCGCCACCGTAGTGTCAATGGCGAGCACGCGCCCTTTGTACGGCCGAAGAGTGGGTTCGAATCCTTCCGGTGGCTCTTATGGATAGAGTATTTACGAAGATCGAAATGGTTCTCTGGACCACTGGGTACCTTGCAGGTGCCGCATTGGCGTTTGCAGGCTCCGCGTTTGGGTGATCGGTACGCTGATCTTCCAGTTCTTCTTCCTGCTCTACAGGTATTACGCAATTAAGAAGAGAGCAGCACGATTGCGTGATCTGTTACAGAACGTGCACGTTTAAACACTTGCCTCAGTAGCGTAGTTGGATAACGCGGGCGGCTTCTACCCGCCTATACGAGGGTTCGAATCCTTCCTGGGGCGCAAGATTTTCTCGAAGATGTCTTGCAATTCCCTGCGAGCCCCGCTAGCGTGTTGCTTCCTGTAAGACGACAGGAAGGAGCACAGGCGCATGTCCACCACCATCGGACTTGTTGGCGCGGGGCAGATCCCCGCGAAGAACTGCATCGCACTGCTGGAAGACTTCATCGGTGACGATGACCGGGTCGGATTCGTGCTGGCCGTGGACCTCACGTGGGGTGCCACCCACGACGAGATCTTCGACTGGATCTCGGACCGGAAGTACCCCTACGTCGCGATCCACGACGACGACGCGGCCGAGGACAAGAACCTCGCCGTGATCATCAAGGGCGCGACCGAGGCCGTGAAGGTCACCCGCGTGGAGCGCAAGGTCGTGGAGGCCCTGAAGGAGGGCGACGGCGTCCTGGCCCTGCTGTGGGACGAGGAGGCCGAGGAGGACGACTACGAGGGCGACCCCGGCTACGAGGCCCTGCTGGCGGCTGACGAGAAGGGCGTCAAGGCGTACGACCTCTCCGATGGCTTCGACCGGATCTCCTTCATGGAGGTGGACGAGGAGCAGGAGGAGACGGACGAACTCATCGACCAGGCCCAGGGCAAGTTCGAAGCCGACCCCGACGAGCAGGAGGAGGACGAGGAGTCCACCGAGACGCCCAACGGTCCCTCCCGCGAGGCGCTGGAGGCGATGACCCGCAGCCAGATCAAGATCCTGGTGAAGGAGGCAGTGAAGTTGGGCATGGCCGAGGTGTCGGCCCGTGCGCACACGGCCACCATGATCGATGAGTTGGTCGCCTTCTACCAGTCCGGTGGTACCCAGGACGCGCCTGAGGACGTCCAGGAGGCC